GCCGATGTTATTGGTATATACCGCGTCCATATTTCGTCACATCATAAATCGGCGTGGTATCGGCGGCGACGACCACGGTAGCCGTGTCATTCCGGAGGTACACCGCCTCGTCACCAGCCACGAATTGTTGGAGCGGACGACCGCGCGTGTCCTGCGCCGGCGGGCGCAGCCCGTCGATGATCCGCGCAATAACCCGGCTGATGTCCTCTGGCATGTCCTTACAATTCCCCGTACACGTCGGTGGAGATCGTGATCTGGTTCACCCACTGGTCCGGCGTGGCGAACCTTTTGCTGACATCTACAGTGTAGAACGTCTGTCCCCCGGAAAACAGTCCGCCGAACCGTTTCGTGGACGTGAAGCGGAAGTACTGCCCCGGCTTCCATCCGGTACCGAAAACCGTCATCGTGCCCGTGAACTTGTGTCCGCGCTGGCTCAAGTACAACTGCGCCCGTGCGCGGATCGCATCCTGGCTGACGTTGATGAGGTCAGACGCTCCGTACACCTCCTCGTAGATGCCGTCCGAGTTTGTCGCGCCCTCACGCGTCCGCACTTCCGTGATCGAGGCAGCGTCCCGCACGCTGGTGACCTTTGGACTGATATCGAGGTACGGATAGTCGACCTTGATCCGCGATCCCGCAGCGGGAACGGCCGGCAAACGCACGCCCCAGTTGGGAAGGCACAGGAACGCCTTGTCCACGGTTGATCCGTCGCCTGGTTTGCCGTCGATGTTTTCCTTCAGCAGTCCACCATTGGCAACCGTGTACGTCACCGGCGCGCCAACGGTTGGCGTCACCGTCACGGTGGTACCGTCGTAATTTGCCGGTTCATACCCAAGCGGCCAGAAACTCTGGTATCCGTCCGCCTCCCCAACCTCCTCCGTAAAGCTCAGCGGGTCGCCGTTGTCGTCGATGGCGACGGATTTCGTGTCCTTGATGTAGGCGACATTCGCGATCTGATCGGCCACCTCGGCGATTTGCAGGTCCGAGATCGCCGTTTGCGTCTCCCAATCCACGGTTACGATTGGTGCCACGGACGCAGCGCCTGACACGGGTGTGAAGACGATCTGGCGCTGGACGTTGATCTCCCACCGATAGTTGATGATCTTGGCAATGCGGTCGATTGCCGAGGATGGCGGATCAAAGTCAAAGGTCTGTTGCGGGATCTCCGGGCCGTCCTCCACAAGCGACACGTCCCACGTGATTGCGCCCTGGTTGGCGTAATCCGCGATCATGGCACGGATGATTGCGCCGGCGGTATCGGTCAGTCCCTCGGCGTCGCCGGGCGGGTACTTGACGCCCTGCACCAGATGACGGTCGAACCACCGCACGTAATCCGCGCAATCGACCGCGTACGTGTACGACGTTGAACCGTAGACCGCCTCCGAAACGCGCTGTACCACGCCAGCGAACTCGCGCGTCCCATCGACCGTCAGGATGACTTCCTGCCCCGCCCTCGGGATCGCCACCGCCGGCGTCGCGCCCGTGTACGGAATCACCAGTTCCAGCCCCGACAGCGTTCCCGCCCGGTCCCGCAGGGATGCGTGCGGATTGATGGTGCCAATCCGCGTGTAGGCGATGTATTCGACGGCGTTGATCGTCAGGCTCGCCGATAACATCAAGCGGTCCCGAACGGCAAGCGCCGTTGCAGTCCGAGTTGCCGGCGGAACGCATCGGCTGCCGATGCGCCTGCGGCTGCGGGATCAGCGAACCCCGACACGTTGATCGTCAAGCTTCCAATGGACACGCCACCGATGCCTCCACCTGAGCCGAATGCCCGATCCAATGGGATCACCGCTTCAGCGCCCTTTTCGCCAATCAGCGCCACCGTGGGCGAACTGACGATCCCGCCCTTCGCCAAAGCCCGTTTGTTATGGACAATCCAGCGCGCAGTCCCGACAAGGTACGTGTGTGCCGCGTGATCGACCGTGATGTTGTAGACCGTCGCAACCCATCCGGCAGGGTGACTGTCCTGCACGGTCTCCAGCCCGCTTGGCGTCGTGACTGTTGATCCAGCGATTAACTCATCCGCACGAACCCACCCTGACGGCGTCAGCCACGGATGCTCGGCCGTGGTGTGGCAGATATCACCCTCGATCCGGAGGAACCAGACCGCATGATCCTCGTGAATGTGCAGGTGAGAAACGGGCGCCTGGACAACCGTTCCTGAATCCCAGACGTCAACCATTTGGCCAACCACGACATCGGCAATCCGCAGCAATCCATGCTCAGTGCTGATCCGTGTATCCGCGGTAAAGCATCCTCCGGCAGAGTCATTATTGGAACCGCTTCCGGAGGATATTCCGGGTATCAGCCCGCCAAGTATGGTTCCGGGCGCGTAGGTGTTGACGCTGGTGGTCGGTGGCGCATCGGTGGTCGCGGTGGTCGCGGTGGTCGCGGTGGTCGCGGTGGTCGCTGCACGAATTGCTTCGCCTGCTATGAGGATCAGGCCGAGCGGCCCAAGCGCCCTTGTCAGCGCAGCTTTGAGTACGGCAATCATTCCATCCGTGATCCGGATTTGCAGATCGACCGTGAAGTACGGCGCCAATTGCGTTGCGACCCAGTTGGCAACTATCGCAAGCGCGGCAAACCCTGGCAGAAGCATCTTGATTTCAAAAATGAATAGGTCCGTCAGATGATCGTAGACCCACGTGGCGACGCGAACGGCATCGTCAACGTACGGACTTAACACCTTGACAATGAAATCAAACAGTGGCGTGATGTTGTCCGCCAGCCAGCTCGTAACCATCACGATGGTGTCGTACCCGGGTACCAGCAATCGGAAGATGGTGTCCCAGGAATTGTCCGGAAACTTATCTGACAACCACTTCCAGACCGCTTTCAGGTCTTGCCATCCCTGATCAAGAAGCTGCAAAGCCAACTTGATGACTTGATCGCCACTCGGAAGCATGTCTCCAAGTTTTGACAGCTCGTTCCATGCGCCTTCGGCGATCTTCACGCCGATGTCAATGATCTTGTTCGTGAGAGGTGCAAACAGCCCGGCAAGACGCCCGAGTCCGTCCCAGACACCTTGCGCAATCGCAACGCTCACATCTATGGCGCGGCTGACAATTGGACTGAGGGTTTCGCCCAGGCGCTTGAGCGCGTCCCAACTCGTTTGCGCAACCGAGATTGCAAGCTCGATTGCATTGTCGACGAACGGCTTGACGGCGTCATAGACCTCGCCCGCAATGCGCTTTGCCTCGTCAAATCCCTTGAGGGTCAACTCCCAAGCGGTGCCGGCGAGATCCTTCAACGTGTTCCATAGCCACGTCGCAGCGCCACTGACAAGCTCGATGGCAGCCTTGACCAATGGCAGGTTGAGTATCCACGCGGCAAAGTTCGCAATCGTGAGCAATATCCACTTGCCGAGTTGCCCGAGCTGCACTCCAAACCCGGACAGCCACGAGATGCCCGCCTTGAGTTGCTGACCGACCGCACGCAGGTAATCCCAGACCGGCTTGAGGAATCGGTTGACGTAGTTCAGGCCGTCAGCGACAAGACGCCAGACGGCAGCAAATGCCTTGAGCGCGTACGTGATCGGTATCAGGATGAAACCAAGGACGCTGAACACATCCTTCAGCACGCTGCCGACCGCGGACGCCACGTCACCGAGCGCGCCGAGTCCTTCCTGCAATGCGCCAATGAAGTCCTGCACAATCGGGTTCGAAAAGACGTCCTTGAAGATCGCCTCAAGCGCGCGGAAGGATTGTCCCAACCCGCCATAGATCGACTTGGAAATCGGTTCCAGTCCCTTGGACCACGCCTTGGATGCGTCCTCGGCGGCGTTGCCGAACTCGCTTTCAAGGAACGGCAGCGACTGGCGCATCTCGTCGTTGAGACCCTTGGTCGTCTCGCCGATGCCCTTGAGGATCATCGGTAGCACTTGCTTCGTCAGCAGCTTGCCACCGTCTGCCAGACCCTTGATCTCCGCGCGGGACTTGCCCATCTGTTCGGCCAGGATGCCGAAAACGTCAATCTTGCCCGCCTGCTGGAGGCTGATCAGATTCTTGGACGTAGCAACGGATCGGGACGACAACGTCGCGAACGAATCACTCAGCGCTGCGAATGTCTCACCATTCTGTCCCGACGCGGCTTGCAGGATCTCAAGGGTCGGGACCAGATCCTTGGCGGCCATCCCGGCAGCCAGGAGTGCACGTCCGGCGCTGAACACCTGCTGGTCATTAAACAGGGTCGTGTCCGCGAAATCGTCAAGCGCGGTGAACGCGGCGTCTGCTTCATCCGCACTGGCGGTGAGCGCCCGGATCTGCATCTTGAACTGGTCAGCTTGGATGTTTGCCTTGTTGCCCGCGGCCGTGAATGCGAACAATCCGCCGACAACGGCAGCGACCCCGGCAGCGGCTGCCAATGCCCCGGCGCCGACGCCACCGACGGCCTCAAGCATTCCTAGCCCGCTGGCCTCGCCACGGCTGAACCCCTGTTCAAGCTGCCCAAGTCCGCCCACGAGCTTCTTCAGGCCCGCGCCTTCGGCGCCCTTGCCCAGTCGCGACAGGTTCCCCTGGATCTTCTTCAGGCCCGCGGATGCGCGGTCATCAGTGACGACGCGGACGACAATCGTGCCGGCAGACTCAGCCATCAGTGCCTGCCTTTCCGCGATTGACGACGCTCGCGTTCCTTCGAGATTTGTGCCTCGTAGGATTCAAGCAGGATCAACCGTTGACGCCATAATGGGCTAAGCATTGCGACCTCATCCGGCGTCCAGTGGTATCGGCGCATCAGGGCAACATCGCCCGACCATTCGGGAGCGGATTGGCTGGACCCCTCGGCCCAGCTCCAGATCAGCTCCCGCTCTCTTTTGGGATCTGGAACAGGTTGCCCACCGCGCTCATCAGTCCCTCGACAATGTGCGATGGGAGCCGGTCGAACGACGCTTCCGTGGCTGGCAAGGCAAGTGCCTCGCCGGTATCCACGTCCTCGAGGTTCCACCCGCAGACCATCGCCGCCACCTGCGCGGATGAGCGCGAGATATCGTCCGCCTCCCCGTTTCCGGCACGGATGATCGCGCGCTTGGTGCGCCACGTCATGGCTTCGGGATGTTCGACCTCAATCCAGTAGCCGGGTTCACCAGCCACTTCGCCAAGGTCGATCCGGATCGTCCGCAAGGCTTTCGCGTAAGGCACATTTCCCCCTAGTAGCTCGTCTGGGTATTGTTGACGACGATCTTGCACGGGCCAGAGTCCGTGGTGTTGTAAAGCGCCCGCCCCTGCAACGCGATTGCGTACAGGCCACTGCCGAGGTCACGGGTTGCGGGTCCGTCGCCCCAGGACATCGTGGTCGCGGTGAACGTCAGCGCACGCAGCGTCGTGGTTGACCCGTACGTCACGGCAAGGACCACGGCCTCCTGCGTGTAGGTCGCCGTGCTGGCGATGTATTTCGCCAGGTCATCCGCGCTGCCGGTGCCGGTGTCTAGCGTCAACGCCAGCGTGACTTCAAGCTGCTGCTCGTCAATCCGCGAGGGATCACGCGATCCGGTGGTGTGCACGACCTCCTGCGCGCGTCCAATCGTCAGTTCGAAGTTCGTGACACGCGCGACGGCTGTTCCGGCCAGGCTTACCGTGGCGTCAATGCCGACCCACGGTTGCGCGATCTCCGCCGTCAGACTGCCCGTCGCGCTGCCACCGGAGACGCCGATGCTTCCAGTCCACGCCGAGGACGCCTGAAGGAGTCCGTCCGCAGCCGCAAACGAAAGCTTCACTTCGCTGCACTTGCTACCTGGATACTCGCGGTACGCGATTGGGTTGGCGTCCTCGATGGTGTAGCTCGGTACGGACGATCCAAGGCTAAAGGTGTGCGGATAGACGCCGCTTACCGCAACGCCGGTGGAAACGCCCCCGAACACGCCGTAGAGCAAATGCCCGATCCCGATCGGCAGCGCGGGTCCGTCGAACGACATCGAGGTTGATCCACCACCACGCAGGAGATTGAAATCCATCGCCGCGATGCCCCGGCGGGCACTGTCCCGGACGCTATTGAACTCCGTCGAGTACGTTGGATCAGCCGATACCGGCAGGATGTACGTCGCAGGCACGGCCGTCTGGAACGTGGTTTCCTTGCCAAGCTGGACCTTGGTCAAACTCACAATTGGCATGTCTAGGCTCCTTCCGGCAGGACGGCCGGCGCATCAACCGGGTTCTCCGGAACGGCGTCATCCGCCTCGGTCCAACCCGCACGGATGAGATCTTCGGCGTCAGCCGGGTTGTCCACCCGCCAGATGCCCTTGTTGTCAGGTTCATACGTGCGTCCGCCGATGCCCACGGAAATTGGAGCGTCGGTATCGGCAGGTGGTTTCACATTCATCGGCGTCACTCCACCCAGGTAGTCGGGAAATAGATGTCAGCTTCAAGCGTGATCGTCGCACCGTGGAATGATGATCCGTTGTATTCCACCTCGTCGTGCGACGCGCGTGTCAGTCGAACCTGACGCACCGTGCCATTGAGGTTCTGGTTCGCAGCGATCACCGCGCGGTACGCGTCGATCACCCCGAGGACAGTGACATGTGCGCGGGCCATCGTTGGCTCCTTGGTCAGAAGCAGGCACGTGATCGTCGCCGTCTCAAGCTGCGATCCGTTCGGCACCGTCTGCTGCGGCCATTGCCCGAAACTGGAGGCATCCCAATAATGCACGAGCGCTGGCAGCGCAGCCACCGTCTCCGGTGGCGTGCCGTACACCGCCGTCGCGCGTACCCCGCCAAGCGTGCTTGCCGTGGCCGCCGTTTGCAGGACCGTTGCCAGACGCGCCAGCGCCGTCGTGACGGTCACGCCGTCACCCCGGTCGTGCGCGCGTACCCTGCTTCCAGATCCTTGACGACCTGCGTGAGATCTTTCCGCACGAAGCGCTTCATGGCGTTCTTGGCGCCACTGAACCAGTGCAGGAGCTTCTTGCCTGCGTTGGCGCCGTTGGCAGCCGTCTTCGCGTAGTGATAGCCGGGCGACTTCCTGCCCTTGATCGAGCGCCCGTAATTGAGCGCCCACGGGTAGCGGAAGTCCTCGCCGGCGGCGTTTTGGCTGACCGAGTTGCTGATCGCAACGCTGCTGGTGATCGCCCGGCCGGGTCCGCGCCCATCGCCCTTGGCAGGCTTGAATCCGGTCCCAAGCGATTGCCTTGTCTCGCCACTGGCAACCGGCACGCGCCGTTCAACGTATGCCCGTCCCTTTGCCGCAGTGCGCCTGAAGCTGTCGCCGAGCGCATTGCCATACAGCGCCGTCGTGCCCAGCGCCTTGGTGACTTCGGGAAGTCCGGTGATCGTGATGCCTTTTGCGCGTGCCATCAGGCGAATCCCCCGAACCCCATCCGGACCGGGTCGAGGACGCGACGGACGAATGGATGCAGTCCCACGGCGACAAGCGTCGTCGTGAAGTCCGCACCGCCGGATATCGGCGCACCGCCCGCGTTCTGCGATCTGAGCACGTAGGCACATTGCATCAGCGCAGCCTCGGCCACCACGGCCGGCGTGGTGGACGCATGGCCAAACGTGGCGGTGACGCGCACGCCCCGGACATTGCCCACGGGAAATCCGGTGGACGCACCAGGCGTGAGCGCGATCCCCGTGAACGGCCGTTCGTGCGCGTCGGCATTTGCCGGCCACGGGTAGACCGTGGTGATTGCCGTGTACGCTGACCAGTCGCCTGCGGAATCATAGGCGACGGTCGGCGTCCCGTAGAACGGATCGGTCAGTACAAGCTCGGACGATTTGGCACTGAAGTACCTCGTGGCACTCGAACTGTAGACATGTGCCCCGAGGTAATCGTCGATCTGCCGGGAAACCGCGGTCACGATACGATCGAGACGCGTGTCGTCAGCCGAGTCGGTGATGCCGACCTCGGCCTTGACCAGCGCCACGGTTGTGTACCCGTTCGTGACCACGTTGGTTTCCTAGGACGCGCTGTTGACGAACAGCTGCACCGGGTTGTAGGTGGTGGTATTGGCAGCGATGAGGGCACCACCCGTCCTCATGTACGCCAGAAAGGCTACCTGGAGGTAGTCAGCGTACCGCTCGTCCATTCGAACCAGATTCATGCCGGTGACGTCCCGGACCGCGTACTTGGAAAAATCCCCGAAATAGATCGACTTGGCATTAGCGGCCTGCGCGGCGACGTCATTGTTGGTTATTACCTGGTACCCAAGCAGGGTGTCCGGCTGGCCCGCCTGCATGGATGGCTCCCAGATCGGCCGGTTCTGACTGTCGAGGATCTTGCGCAGGACGCCAAC